CCGGTCGCACCGGTAACATTGGCCGGGTTGGCCCCGGTGCCAACTTGGAGATCGGGCACCTTGAGTGTGTCAGATAACGTGTTCACGTCAGCCTCCCTGCTGGTTTTCCACCAGCTTGTCAATCGAATCAGCGAGCCGTTCGTTCGACTTGCACACAGACCGAAGTTCAACGACCGCTTCATTCACGCGGTCGGACAATTCGCGATGACCGTACACGAGCGGGGCACCGTTGGCGTCGGTGCGAGCCACAATCGCATGGACGGCCTCAACTTGCTTCTGGCACACCGGGCATGTTTGGGAAATGACGCTCGCCTGGGTGGGCCCGTTGCGGAGCTTCTTCAAGAAACACAACAACGCCTCGACCAGCTTCACTACGACGTTGGCCAAAGCAATGACTGCCCCTACGAGCAGGGCATCAGCACCCGAAATCGCGGAAGTCGAAACAGTAGTAGCAAGCACGTCAAGCATCAGGCACCTACAGGCACACCGTCAGGTACAGCCGAAACCACGCCAACCGAGTCGGACTTTTCCGTACCCCACGCGGAAGCGTTGTCGTACGCCATGCTGCCGATATGGTTCACCGCGATTTTGCGGGTCGCCGCGTACCGGACGCCCAGCGCCTTCATCTGCCGCGAGAAGCCCCAATCTTCCGGCTCGCAGAACGCCTCGAACAGGCCGGTGTCCGGATCGCGATGGATGCAATCGCGGATCTCGAAGTGGACCTGCTCGACCCACGGCTTGCGAAGGTCGATCAGCAGCAGGCCCGTGTTCACGCAGAGCGTCACCGGCCAGTTTTTCGGCCAGCCGGGCAGCACTGCCGCCGCGTCATCGCCGTTGAACGTCTCAGGCAGCATGAAAAGCTCGGCCATCGTGATCCGGCGAACCGCCCAGGGCGACTTGCCGGCCAGGCCGGACACATCCAGCCCGGTCGAAGTCAGCCCGCGAAGATCCTTGATCGGCGAGACGACGGAGAGGGCGTCCAGGTCGCACCGCTCCAACTCGGCCATCAGGTCGTTCAGCCAGTCGCCGGACGGAATGAGGTCGGCGTGCAACATGCAGAAGTGGGTCACACCCAGGCTCTCGCGAAGGTTCAGCGCGTCACACCAGCAGATGTTGAAGTTGTAGGCCAGCAGCGGCGCGTTGTGCCGGCGGACTACGCAGCGGGTGGTCGAAGTCGCTCTTACAATGGCGTCCGCCGTGCCAATGTCCATCCGGCGGTCATAGGTCGGGATCGCCAGGAACACCAGCGGCTTGCCGTCCCTTGGCTTCAGTCTTGCGAGAGTTGTTTCGTCCGTCTGAATCACCTTTGGAACTCCTGTCTTGAGACCTTGCCCCTGTTGCCACGGGAGCCACTTGGTTGAGAACGCGATACGCCTGGACTTCCGACACGTTGATGAAGCCAGGCAGATAGCTCCGCGTTTCTGGATCGTAAACCGACCATCGGCCGGAGCCGTCCGGGTTCGGTACTGGCCATAGTTCACGCGACGGCATATTCCTCAGCCCACCTTTCGAGTTTCGCAACCTCAGCCCAGTAAAGAGCGCGGCCGTGGGCCGAATGCGGATCCCATGCCTCGGACAATTCCCGGCTCGTGGTCCAACAGCGAAGAAACGACAAGAAGTACCAGTTGCCGGGACCAAGGGCACGATCCAGCCCGGCGGCTACCGCCGGCTCATTGGCATCATGCCCGGCCAAGATGGCCGCTTTCGGACGCCATGCTTCAACGTCTGCCGCAACGGCGTCCGCCGAGTGGTCCCCGTCGATGAAAACGAAGTCGGCTTGCTTGATGAGGTTCACCGCCTGCATCGAGGTCATCCGGTAATCGGTGATGAAATGGCGGATACCGAGCGCTGCCATATTCTCGTTGTACACGTCGTAGAGCGTACGATTGTCGGCCCGCAAGTCGGCGAGGTAGCTGTTCTGGCGTACGTTAGCTCTGCCTGCCGGTTCCATGCTCCAGGTGTCAACAGCGCACAGTCGGAACGGCCGGCGTTCTTCGACGAGGAGCCGATTGCACAGATGCGAAATCGACGCGCCCTTCCACACGCCGACCTCGACGAACGTGGGTATACGACTGTCCCGCCCGGCGTTGCGAGCGGCCCAATCGTACAGCCAGTCGTAGCTGAACCAGCCTTGCAGGTCCACATTGCACCTTACGCAGCGGCCACGCAACCGTCGGCGGACAGCGGCGTCCAGATACAGAAAAAGCTGATCTTGCCGGCCGTGAATGTCCCGGTCGGAACCAGCTTGATTGTCGTGCCGTTGCCGAACAGGAACCCACCTGTAATCGGATCGGTCGAAGCCACGGCCTTGTGGTTGGCCAGGGTGTCGTCGGTCCAGATCGTATTGATGAGAAGCAACTTGGCATCGCCCAGGGCCGTCAGTACAGCGGAACCAGCCGACGAAGCGGTGTACCCCTTGCACGCCAAAGTGATACCGGCACTTGCGGTTGGTGCCTGGACGCAAACCGCGACGAGCCGCAAGAGGACAGTGCCCGTGATCGTGAACAGCGTGGTCAAGGCGCTGTCATCTTGAGGCACGACTTCGATCTTGCGAGCCACGTACTGGTTTGACGAGTTTCCACCGACCAGTTGGTCGAATCCGATGTTCATGGTATCCCTACCTTCCCAAAGCGAGGTATGCCACCTTGTCACCGTTCGCCGTGCTGTCGATGTACACGTCGGCCAGATCGATAGCGCCACCGTCGCCGGAGTGGCCACCGTTGAGAGCGATCGACTCGCCCGGCTTGAGCGGGAATCCGCGTCTCGTGGCAGCAGCAGCAACCACGGTCACGGCCCCCACGACCACGGTTCCACCGTTGGTGTCCGCCGCCCGGAGTGCCACGGAGAGCATCTTGAGCGAAGTCGCGGACAACGCGACCCTGGTTCCAGCCGTGGTTACCGTTCCCGTTCCGTCAGCGATTAGGTCAGACATCGAACCACCTCAGACTTCATAAATGCCGCCGGGCTGGCCATGTTCAAGCCAACCCGGCGGCTGGCCTCCAAGACGCAAGCGGTTACGTCGCGTCAACCTGCAACGCCTGGTTCGTGTTGTTGGTCTGGGCCGAATCCTCGGGGCCAAACAGCACGGCGACCAGGCCGTACGCAATCGAGTTTCCGTTGAGCGTATCGACCGGCTTGAAATACCGCTTCATGTTGCTCAGGTCGAAGTAGGCAACACAAGTCAGGTTGTCGATGGCTGCCGACAACAGCGTCACCAGGCGCGGGTTGACACCCGTACCCAGTGCCGACGCGGCCGAGATCGTGGCGAATCCCGACGTGGCTGCATCGGAATGCTGGCAGTCGATGTTGAGCGTTTTCGTGGCCGTCGCGGCCCCGCCAACACAGAGCAGCAGCATTTCCTCGAACCCCTTGGTATCGACGGCCACGTTGTTGCCGTCGGTTGAAGTGGTATTGACTGCCGGCGGCATGATCGATACCACCTTGATCTTGCGATGAGCAAGTCTACCCATGATTCATTCTCCCAAAGAGGGTGTACCCTCTTGAACTCCCAAAATTAAACCATTCACGCAATGACCACGGCGGTTTACGTGCTCGAAGTCACCGCCACGATCATCTGGGTACCGTCGATCGGCGCGATTGCCCGGCGTGCGGTCGAGCGAATCCACGTCTGATCGGCGGCGAACCCGGCCTCCTGGCTGCTGGCGATCGTCAGCGACCGACGCTCGCCGTAGCCCATCGCCTTCTGCATGTTGCCATACAACATGAACTTCGTGGCGGTGCCCGTAGTGGACGGCAGCACGTCGGACTCGATCAGGGGGTCACCCAGAATCGAGGTAACGCGCTGGCCGTTCACGTAATCGGTGTTGAAAATCGGGTTCCCGCTGGAATCGACCAGCGACCGCATGATGCTCGCCACATAGCGGTGGCAGTACCACTTCGCCCCGGTCCGAGCAGCGGTCGGCAAGAGGCCCTGCATCACCACGAGGTCGAGATAAGCCAGCGACCCGAACGTGGTTTTGGTCGTGTTCGTGGCCGCCGCACTGCCCGCGTTGCCCAGAATGTGGGACACGAGACCCGTAGCGTTCATAATGCCGATCGTGCGGGCATAGGTCGATGTGCCGTCGCCCAGGTACCCGTTGGTATCGACCGCCAGAGCATGAGCGTAGGCGATCAACTCGGCCATGAACGCGCCGAACTCGATCGCGCAGTCCTCGGTCAGCGTGTTCGACCACTTGGACAGCGTGGCGTACAGCCGAGCGACCAGCGACAAATCGCCGAAAGTCGGGTTGCTCTCGGTGATATTGGCGTTTTCCTCCGGGTAGTACACCGTCAACTCGGTCAGGCTCTTGGGCATGGTGATCGTCGGGGCCGGCATTGGAATCCGCCGGGCGTTCACCGCAAAGGTGCCGTACGCCTCGACGTTGCGGACGATATCGGCGAGGAAGGCGTCCGGGCACAGTGCCCCGCCGGCCGCGAAGTCGCTGGCCGACATGGACTTGATGCCCTCCAAGGACTTGAAGGCGTCCCCGAACCATCGCTGGTTCTGTGACTTTTCTAGCGACTTCCGGCAGGCCGTCTTGACCTGCTCCTCATGCGAGCAGCGGGCCATCAGGTACAACCCGAAAGCCTTGCACGCCCGAATGTCGGACCACTGGAACCCGGAACCGTTGCCCCGCGTGTTCCACGGCTCGGGCGGAATGTCGCTGCCGCCGGCATGGACGCCCACCGGCAGTGCCTTCAACGCCGCCCGCGTCGTCTCGATATGCTCGTTGAGCGACTTCTGGGCGGTAGCCAGGTCGCCGGCGACCTTTTTGTACTGGTCGTCGACGGCTTTGATCCGCCCGTCGTGATCGCCTACCGACTTGTCGGCCTTGTCCAGCCGGTCGCCGATGGCCTTGATTGCAGTGCCGGTCTCGGTGACCGACTCCTGTAGTTGCTCCAAAACTTCCGTATCCGGCATGGTGATTTACTCCTTACCAATGCCGAGCGCGTTTGCATGCGCTCGAAGGTGTCTCTGTGCACGAGCACGAAAGCCTGCGGCGTCCTCTTTGGCCGGCGTGACTTGGTTGCAGCGGGCCAAAGCGTTGCGCAGCAGGGCCTTGTTCACGCTCGTATGTTCCGTGGGACTCTTGACCGCGGAGGTATGGTGCGGCAGATGGCGGTACTTTCGGAGCACCTTGCCGTTCTCCCGCTCGGCTCCCTGTTCGACGATGAAAGCCGCGTCGGGAAGTTCGGGGTGTGCCGCCTTGTACGCCTCTTCGGTCATCTCAGCGATAGCCAGTATGGCCGGGTCGTACTCCCCGATGGTCAAAGGCTCGGGCGTCCGGTCGGCCTTCAGGCTCAAGTCCTGAAGTTGCTCGGAGATACGCCCGATGGACTCGGACAGGGTCTTGAACTGCTCGGCCGGAACACTCGCAATTTTGAGCGCTTCCAAATCACGAGCAAGTTGTTCGACCCGTTCCAGTGACTTACGACCTATCAGGGATTGCCGGTTGACCGGCTGTGAGGTCAGGATTCCGTGAACCAACATGGACTTGGTGACGACGCGAATCTGCCGACCAGCTTTTGACTCGTGCTTGACTTCCAGGCGCAGGAAGCCGGCCGACATGCACTTGATGAAGCCGCGTTGGACCTTGCCCTTGTAATGCTCGCTCAGTGGGTCGGTGTCGAACTCGGCCTTGTTGATGAAAAGGCCGTCGTCGCGACGGGAGACCGAGAGGGCACGGGCCACCACCGTTGAGTACCCCTCCGGGGTAGTCTCGCCAAAGTGTCGGGCCAGGATCGGGCCACCGGCGGCCATGAATGCCTTGGTGTCGATGCCAGCGGGCTCATATCGTTCGCCTTCCAGGTCATCAGAGTTGGCGTTGAGCATGCCGGAGAAAAACCGGCCCGGATCGTCGGGAGTCGCCTTGTCTACGACGCTCTTGATTGCAAACGTGGCGTAACCGAGAGCATCGGCGTCAGCCAGTGCAGCATCTATCTGTTCGGGTTCCATTACGCCACCTCCAGGAGGTGTAAAGCCTTCTTCGCGTCTTTCGCGTCGGCCGAATCGGTCTGGGCCCGGCCAGGATCGGCCGCCAGCGGGCCACCCATCAGCAACCGGGCCGGCAGCATGTTCGACGGCACCCACCAGTCATCGCCGGTCGGTTGCGCCTTGAACCCAAGGCCGAACTTTTCGTTTACGTCGTTGAAAGTAGCACCGCACTTGGTCCAGTTGCGAGCCTCTTTGGCGAGATCGAGCCGCCGGTCTTGCAGGGTCGGCACTTGCCGCCAGTCAAACTCCGAGTACAGGCCCGGCCCGTATGTCGAAGTCACAATCTCATCCCAGAACCAGCAGAAGTACCGGCCCCAGGGCATGACCGTGTTGATGTAGAAGTGCTCGGCGTCCGTGCGACGGCCGGTGCCACCAATTTGAACGCCAGCAGACGCGGCCTGCGCGCCAAGCAATGTATCGGGCACGCCGAAGATGGCCAGGATTTCACCCTTGCTCATACGTTTGAGCTCAGGAAACTCCATATCCGAGAACGTGTAGCCAACCACATGCGGCTTGAGCCCGTTGCCCATGAAGGTCGTCTGTTTGCCGCGAGCAGCGCCACGATGCCGAGAGTTCCACCGGTCGCGAGCCGCGTCGGCCTGCTCTTGGGTGAATCGCTGATCGTCTGTCGAGAAAACAACATCGGCACGGGCACCGTTCTTGAAGAATGCCTTGTTGTACACCCCGGTAGCCACATCGCAGTACAGAGCCAGGGCTGCCGGCGAGATCGGGGCCAAGCCGTAAAGGTCGCTGTACGGATTAAACAGCTTCCACTCGTGAATCTCGTCGCCAGCAATCAGCGGCTCGCCGTTTGCGTGTCGCATCCACCGGAAAGCGAACTCGTCACCAGCCGAGTTTGTCCTGGTATCGGGATACACCTTGTCGATACCGACAACATGAACTGCTTTCGGGCGAGTGCCCTCCATCTCACGACGCTCGACGAACGTGTGCCCGTTGAGCAGCAACCGCGTCAGAAGCTCGGTCACGAACTCCGGGAAGTGCTGATCGCGGTTCGGACGATTGGCCAACTGTAAGACCGGATGGTTGGTTACGATGGCATCGGAACCCTCCTGTTTCAGAACCATCGGTACGAGGGCCACGCTGCGAGCGATCAGATTGATGGCTGCATGAACCCAGACACTTTGCATGTACGGCTTGTCGGTGTACACGCCGTCCTCGGACGCTGTTCCTTCGTACCCGTCATCGGCACGTGAAAATCGCGCGGCGAAGTCGGAAAGTGTGTAGCCGGTGAGAGCCTTACATGCGGAGTTGGTCAACCGTGACCTTTTGCGACCGGACATCCTTGATCTTTTGCGACCGGACATCCTTGACCCTCTACCAAGAACGTAAGTCTCAGCAGGGAGCCAGGATATGGCAGGTGGTTCTTAGACCGCCATGACCAATTCGTAAGGTCTGTGAGTCGCTGCGCAGTGGACTGCCAGACAGGCGGCCCAGAATCGGTCGGCGTGGCCGCTCGCGGAACGCGGGGCGGCGATGCGAACCAAACCCGATTCTGTTATGTCCCGCTCGACGGATTCGAAGTCCTCGACGATGGCAGGATCGGTAGGCATCCAGAAGTTTCCGGCCTGCATTGCAACCTTCAGTCGGTAGGCCATTTCTGCCTTGTTAGTGTTTGTGAACGATACCCGTTCGACCTTGCCGAGAAAGGCATACTCAAGTTCCTCCGAGAGTTGCATCCCAATTCCCTGTTGGTCGATGCAGGAGCCGATCATGTTCGGCAATTTGAGCAGGCTCGAGAACACGCGGCGTTGCTCCTCGAACGGCATCCGGTCGAGAACGAATATGCCCTCGGTGGTGTACGTGTCGCCGGTTTTGCTCGTGACCCAGCCGACGGACAGGTCGTGTTTTCGGCCAACGTCGATGCCGAGGCTGAGGTCGCGTCCGCAGGCAGCCAGCGACTCGACCTGTCGAACCAGGGGCAGGTTCGCGGACTGGCAGGCGATGATCGTTCCGTACGGCAGAAACGCGATCAACTTGTCGCTGAATACACACATGTACTCTTGAAGGAAAAGCTCCAGGCCGATATCGGCAATCTCCTGGGCCTTGAACGTGGCCAGGTCTACCGGTCGGTCGTTTTCGTCGCGAATCACGAGCCCGCCGGCAACCGCATCCTCGATAGTGACCTTATGCCACGACCAGCCGCAGGTGGCCCCGAGTTGCTCCCATCGCCGCCAGAGGTCGTAAAACTTGTGCAGCCGGCCGCGGGGCGTGGAGAGAACGCGGATTTTCTTGCCGTGCATGATCGATGGCTTGATGACTCCGAAAACCTGATCGGACTTGGGGAACAAGGAAAACTCATCGAGGAGCCAGTTGCACGTGTCGCCCGTGGTCGTGTCGGGATCGCACGGCATAGCCTCGATTGCCGCACCGTTGACCAGTTGAATCTTCTGGGAGCCGATATCCTTCTCTGAGACGATTGCAGGCTGCCTGAGCACGCCTACCACGTACTGATTGATCGCTCGAACGTGTCTCGCCGCTTTCAGCAACAACTTCTCGGCCTGTCGCTGGCTCCTGGACATGAGATTCCAGTCCTGGCCGGTCTCGAGCGCGTCCAGGACGATTTCCAACGTCGCCGCGAAGCTCCCGCCAATCTGGCGCGACTTTACCCAGCCCTTCAGGCGGCTTTTGTCGCGAATGTAAGCCGTCTGGTAGGCATAAAGAGGTATAATCGGGCCTGGGCGAAGCTCAGGAACCGAAATGCTGGCTTCTTGGGCCATTTTTCGACCTCAAAGGTCCAAAACGAGCAGTTTTTCGCCCTTTTCGCTCGACTCGTCCGCAAAAACAGCCCCCGGCAGGGCCGGCAGGGTCAGCGGCTCGACTTCAGCGTCCAGAATCGGCCCGGACGCCGTTGCTGCTCCTGCTCCTTCCTCGCCGGAGGCGTCAGACAGCCCGAAAAGGGCACTTCGGATCGTCCGAATCGTGTGCTGCACGTCGCCGGTGATCTCCACGTGCTGCTTTTCGGCAAACTCCGGGGCGTGGGTCGTCAGGTGGAACCGAACGGCGTTGAATGCGGTCGGCCCGCCACCTTGCATGAGCCCTTGGAGAATCGCCGCCGCGTGGGCTATGCCCAGTGATGCCGCCGTGTGCATGTCGTCGGCCAGCTTCGGGTACCGCTCACGCCACGCCTTGATTGTCTGAAACGACAGTCCTAGCGACCGGGCCGAGTTGGCGTCCGACAGCCCCAGCATCTTCAGCCGGCACAGCCGGGCGTGCATCAGCGAGTTGTACTTCCCGCAGGGGCGGAGCCCGTTCACGTGCGGCTCGATCGGCATGAGTATCTTCAACGACTCGTCGGCAATGTCCTTCAGGGCTTGCATAACAGGTCGAAACGTGTCCTCACTGCTCACCAGAGCCGCAACCGCAGTGTCGTCGGGGACGCTCATACCTCCGCATCCTACCTCTACCAGACGCTTGAACGCAAGGCCACCGCCCGGTAGAATCCCGCACGCTGTGTGCCCCCCGTCCCAGGGGTCGAGGGGGCGGAGCACCCCGTGTATCGAAAAACCCAACTCCTAATGGCCGCATTCTGCCTGGTAGCCATAGCCTTCATGACCGTAGCAGTAGCAGTAGTCAGAGTAGTCGAATGGATCGTAGCACATGCCCGTGCAAAATAGATGCCGCGGTGTTTCTTGAGGGGGTGATATGATTTTTTTTGAAAAAGCAAGAAAACCACAGCGGGTATGGGGGTACTTACATAACATGTGTGGGTTACACTACAATAATAATATAATAATAATAATATAATAATAATAATACAGCAGCAGCAGCAGCAGCAGCAGCAGCAGCAGCAGCAGCAGCAGCAGCAGCAGCAGCAGCAGCAGCAGCAGCAGCAGCAGCAGCAGCAGCAGCAGCAGCAGTGACAGCAG